ATTTTATCAACCGCTTCATTTTGACCGATAACCTTGTTTTTGATTTCTTTATCCATGTTACGAAGTTTATCGTTTTCAGTTTGACTAACTTTTGTAACAGGGATACCTGTAACCATTGATACCACTTTAGCGACATCTTCTTCGTTCACACTTGGTCTAAATTTGTCAAGGTTCTTAGCCCATTCATTAGTAGATTTTTCCAAGTTTTCTTGAAGATTTTTTTCCTCATCACGAAGTCTTGCGGCATCTTCGAAACGTTGGGCCTTTACAACTTCCACTTTTTTACGACCAATTTCATCCAATTTACCTTCAAGTTCAAGGATTTCTTTAGGTGGTTTAATGTGAACTTGCATTCTAGCTCCAACTTCATCTAAGATGTCGATAGCTTTGTCAGGTTGTTCACGGTCATTGATGTAACGGTCAGCTAACTTAACACAAGCTTCGATAGCTTCAGGTGTATAAGTAACTTTGTGGTGATCTTCATACTTATCCTTAATGTTGTTAAGAATAATAAGGGTTTCATCCTTAGATGGTGGTTCAACCAAAACCATTTGAAACCTTCTAGCCAAAGCTCCGTCTTTCTCGATATTTTCACGATACTCGTCAAGAGTGGTTGCCCCGATACATTGGATTTCACCACGAGCCAAAGCTGGTTTCAAAATGTTGGATGCGTCAAGAGAACCTGAAGCGTTACCAGCACCTACCATAGTGTGGATTTCGTCGATAAAAAGAATTACATCATCGGCTTTTTCAAGTTCTTGTGTAATACCTTTCATTCTTTCTTCGAATTGACCACGATATTTAGTTCCAGCAACAAGTGATGCTAAATCCAAACTAACTACACGTTTATCAAAAAGAATACGTGGACACTTTCTCTCAGTTATCTTAAGAGCTAATCCCTCAACAATTGCAGTTTTACCAACTCCTGGTTCCCCGATAAGGATTGGGTTGTTTTTCTTACGTCTTGATAGGATTTGTGAAACCCTTTCGATTTCATCTTCTCTACCGATAATAGGGTCTATAAGACCTTCAGAGGCAAGTTTAGTAATATCTCGACCAAAATTGTCGAGAATGGGTGTTGTAGATTTACCTTGGGTAACTTTTTTAGCTTTCTTACCAAAGTCATCAATTTCTTCAAAATCTCCTGTCATATTCATTATTTTTTGTTTGTTCAAATATACTAAAGTTTCTTTAAATGTTCTATAGGTAATACCTTGATTTCCTAAAACTTTTGTTCCGTCTAGTGATTTATTTTTTAATATAGATAAAAATAAGTGTTCAACACCTATAAAATCATCTTTTAATTTATCAGCTTCAAGTTCTGCGGCACTAATAACGTTTTTAGAACTTTCACTAAGTGGGATTATTTTTACCTCTACAATGATAGGGTTTTTAATTTTAAACCTCAAGTAACCTTCTAACTTTTCCATTAAATCTTTTGTTTCAGAACCCATTTCATTTAAAGTTTCTGATACGGGATTTTCATTTAAATTTAATAAAGATAATAATAAGTGTTCAGGTTTTATTTTAGTATCTCCCAATCTTATAGCTTCTTTAAAAGCCCCTCTAACAGTTGCCTTTAAATTAGTAGTCATTTTTTTCATTAATAGATTGTCTTTTATGGGAAATATATTTAAACTTATTTAAAAAGAAACATTTATTATGATTTATTCAAAAGTAACTATATGGTTTAAAGAAAACCCAACAGCAAAAGAGTTTGACACTTCTGTTTACACTAATGATTACACTAAAGTGGCTTTGACCATTTCTGGTGATTATTTAATCATTTCAATGCATAATGAAGAAACTCAAGAAGTGACTACACAGGTACACCACTTAAGTACCATAAAAAGTTGGAAATCATCTCTATAATGGTAATAGATAAAAAAGAAAATGAAGGTGTGATTTCTTGTTTATATAAATCATCCAATATACTAGCATCAGACTACAACAAAGAGAAAAAGGAATTATCGATTATCTTTAAAGCTGGTCGTAACTACACATATTCTGGCATTGAACACAAAGATTATATGCGTTTTGAAATAGCTGAAAGTCAGGGTGAAATTTTTAGTAAACATATTAAAAAATACCCTACAAAAAAGAATGAGGATATAAATCCAAATGAAATTTTAAATAGGATTGCCACAATACTAACTGAACAGGTTAAATAAAAATATGAATAGATTAGATAAACAATATACGTCATACTCTGGAGATATGAAACCTGATTTGAAAAAATTGGACGAATTTATCGGAGTTGATACATCAAAATACAGTTATTAATATGGAATTAGTTACAACTTACATTTGTAAAGCCTCTGACATTGGGGTACATTCAAATATGTTCGGAGGTACCCTATTGGGTATAATAGACCAAAGTGCTGGAGCTTACGCATCACAAATATGTGATACTCCAAGAATGGTAACAATCAAAATTGATGAGTTAATATTTAAAACACCGATTAAACTTGGTAATATTATTAAAATCTACGCGTCAGTAAAAGAGTTTGGTAAAACTTCGGTGACATTATACATTGAAGTTAGAAAACATAATGTTTATACTGGTGGTCAGGAAATTGGGTTACACACAAATATGAAGTTTGTTCGTATCGATGAAGAGGGACGCCCAATACCTTTATCTGAAAGGGTAAAAAAACGTTATTATGAACGTATGGAACAATATGGTAAAGGCTTATTAAGTCTTGAAGAAAGAAAAATGGAAAAAGTTTAATACAATATGTTACCCTGTTTAGGGTTGTAATTTATTAAACTTTTAAACCTCTTTAAATCCTCTTTAAGTTCGTCCGATTTGTTAGATAATGTTTTTAATTTATCAAAAACCTGTCTTAATTCGTCAGTTAATTTAGAATAATCAGTATCAAAAGATTTTGGCATTTGATTTACAATATCAGGTATGTTGTAAGGTTCGTAACCTATTTCATACCACCTTCTATTTTCTTTCATCCAATTATAGAATAGGATATAAGCGTTAGCCTTTTGTATATATTCGTTAACACTAACTACAAACTCTAAACCCCATTTTTTAATTTTTTCTACAGTTCTTTTTTCACAATCTAATTCAACTTGTATAGCTGTTTTTATTTCTTTAGACACCCTTTCCATGTCAACATTATTATCCCCTTCTAACCATTTATCAGTTTCTTTCAAATCTAAATTTTCAGTCCAAGCACTTACTTGTTCTAAAAACTGATCCATATGTGATGATTCATGCATTAAAACTGGTAACCATTGTGTTATATCCTTACCTGTTGCACAAGCTAACGTCGAAGTAACATCATCAAAATAACCATTAACTAACATACCACTACCAACAGCGTAAGGTACGCCAGGTTTATTTACAATTAACAATTTAATACCATTTTGTTTTGCGTATGATTTTAAATCATCAATAAAATTTTTTATTTTTTGTACTTGTTCAGTACTATATTTACCATAATCTATATCCATATTTAGTTAAATTTGTTGATAAGCTTTTACTTCGTAGATAGTTAAACAAGGTCTGTCTTCGGCAATAACTTCTGATTTAGTTTTATATACAAATACAGGGCCTTCGGTGTAAACAATATATCGAAGGTCTTTTGTTTGCTCGTCATGACCTAAAAAAAGAACTTTTACATCTTCATAACCAAATTTAGATAAAATATCTGTAACCAAATATTTTAAATCAGCTCCAGTACATTCAATGTTTTCTAATTTTTGAACAATATCTTCCAAATTAAAATCGTTAACACGACTTTCGATAAGTTTTTTAAGTTGGTGTTCTTTTAGTATAATTTTTCTCTTCATTTTATTACAATAATCTATTTCTTTTGATATTACGATTAACCTTACTACAAAGTGGCTGTAAATTTGTGTAATGAAATAATTGTAATAACTCATCTTTAGTCTTTACCGAAGATAAGGGTATAATATGATCTATATCCCAACCGTAATTTAACTCACCATTATATAAACCGTAATTAGCCCAAGACATCCAATCCTCAAATTTAGATTCTAAATGCCTTTTAAAATCTTCAAATGAACAACCTAAAATTTGGTTTGCTTTTACTTGTGAAGTGTATTTTTTTCTTTTAAGACTTTGTTTAACCTGATTTTTTATTTTAATGGATAATTTAAACAAGGGGTTATTTTTTCTTTTTAGTTTTTGATACTCTACATTATTTTTTACTATTTTTTCTTTATTACCTGAATAATATTCTTCCCAATAATTTGAATTGTTATCCTTCCATAACTTATTATATTCCGCCAACTTATCTTTATTTAATTTTTTATAAGTTTTTTGGTAATTTTTTCTTTTTTCTTTATATTCAGGGTCATTTTTTTTACTAAGATAATGTTGTTTTCTTTTTTCTAAAATATCTTTTTTATTTCTTTCGTAGTAAGTCATAAAATAATCTTCCTTTTCATTCTTTTAATAAATATGTTGAATATTTATTAAGTGTATGTTAAAAACTGATAAAGTAAAAAATATAGAAACAGCAAATAAAAAAATTCTTAAAGAAGAATATGGTGGTGAGTACGATGTTCCTACCAACCATAAAGCTGGTTTAAAGGTACCTAAAGGTGGATCTTGTTGTGCCAACTGTAAATGGTGGGGTAATGAAAAAGGCCTTTGTGGTAATAAATATTATATTAAATGGAATGGTGATGGTAAAATACCATATAAGGATGATGAGTATTGTACAGATTGGTGGGAACCTAAATAATGAGAAAAATTAAACAAATAAAAGAAGTTGCTAAGGTTAAAAAAAGTGACCATTTTATTGATTTAACTGGTTTCAAGATGCAAGACAAGTTAAATCCAAAGGTTTGGGATGCAAAACAAAAATTACGTCCTGAAATTAGAAAGGCATTACTTAAAATAGCTGACGACTATTTCGAAGGTTTGGAATTGGGTTCTGTAGATATTGAAGATGTAACTTTCACAGGTAGTTTGGCAAACTATAATTGGTCACAATATTCTGATGTAGATTTACACATTCTTATAGACTATAAAGATGTTCCTGTGGACGCCTCATTGGTTCAGGATTTTTTAAAAACTAAAAGTACTGCTTGGAATGATAACCATGATATTAAAATATATGGTTATGATGTTGAATTGTATGTACAAGACATTTCTGAAGAACATGTATCCACAGGTGTTTATTCTATATTAAAAAATGAATGGATAATTCACCCAACCAAAAAACCAATTACTGTTGACGATAAAAACGTTAAGTTAAAATCTGAACGTATTATGGACGCAATTGATAATCTTTATGATGAAATGAAAACGTCTAAAAATTATGACGATGTTGTTGAAAAATCTGATAAAATAAAAGAAAAAATTAAGAAAATGCGTCAGGCTGGTTTGGATGAGGCTGGTGAGTTTTCTGTTGAAAATATGGTTTTTAAAGTTTTACGTCGTAACGGCATGTTGGAACGTCTTTCTGACATTAAAACTGTCGCATACGATAAATCCGTTTCTTTACCAAAAACAATTAAAGAAAACGAACTTGATTGGGTTAATGAAACAAGTTTATCTGAACCCGAACAATTCTTATTTGATAAATTCATGGAATGTAAACTGAAGAAAATAGGATCCAAAAAATGGGAAGGATGGACAAGATATGTTGATAAAGATGGTAAAATTTTATTCCTAGATAACATCGACGCTGGCACAAAAACACCAACTTTATGGTTTGATGGTAGTCAAATCTACCTAAACTTGGAAAAAATGGGGCTAAACTATGAAGAAATGCAAAGATTATGTATCGAGATGTTGTATGATACCCATAAACGAAAGGTATTAACAGCGCGGTACGGTTAGGTGTTCAACCTGGTATTGTTGTATGAGACCCATAAACGAAAGGTATTAACAGCTTGCCACACAACATGGAATACCAAATCAATGTTGTATGAGACCCATAAACAAAAATAAAACATAACATTAGAAAATAATAGATATTTATATAAAAATATAGTAAAATGATAACAGGAACGACAGAAGAATTATTGGCTTATATATTACAAGCCATCACACCATGTCCAAACATTTGTGACGGTACATGGGAGACTTATGGTACTGATGTAGTAGACATTAAAACAGGTCTTAGATTTAAAACTAACACAACACCAGCAAGTTCTGGTATTACCACAAACTAAATTGTTAATGTTAGGTGGATCTGCATCAAATCCAGCTGTGGATAGTACAGGAATAAATGTACTTACAAATTTCAATACTACTTGGAGTAGTGAAACACCTTTTTAAATAAAAAAATAAAATACAAATAGATATGAAAAATATAACAAATAAAGATTTACAAAGAATGATAGAATTGATGGGTAATAAAAAACCAATCAATGAAAGTGTATCAAATTCATCTTTGGAGTTAAGAAAAAAATCAGCTAACGGTAAAACTTACGGTATTGTAAGGGAAAATAAAAAATATTTCATTAAGGAATCCGTTAATGGGGTTGATTTTGATTTTATGGGCGGTGTTGCAAATAAAACAAAAAACCAATTCCATTCATATGAAGAGGCTGTTAAAATACTTAATTTAATGTTTGAAGATATAAACAGAAGTCATGGTATTCAAGAGGGTGTTGATGTGTTAACTTCAGACCTTAATGAGGATAAAAAGTTTGTTATTAAAACAAAAAAGAAAAAACCAGCTGCCGAACCAAAAGAAAAACCTGCTGATGACTTCGATTTCGGTGGTGGAGAAGATAAAGGTTCCGAAGGTGATGATGCTGGATTTGATTTTGGTGGTGAAGATAAAGGTTCCAAAGGTGATGATGCTGGGTTTGATTTCGGTGATGAAGGGGATAGTTCTAAAGAAAGTAATGATGGATTTGATTTTGGTGATGAAAGTAGTGATACAGAAACAGACCAAGATTTTGATATGGATGACACTGGTGATGATTCCATCAAGAAGATACAAAAAATGACTGGCAAATTAGGTCAAAAACTTAGGGATACAGAAGACCTTTCTTCTGACACAATGAAGTGGGTGGCTAAAAGCGTTTTATCAGCATTAGACTTAGATGAAATGGATAATGAAGATAAAAAAGATATTATCCGTACAATAAAAAAGAAAAAAGGTGAAGAAAGTTCTGATGAAGAATTTGATTTCATGGATGATGAAGAGGAAATCACAGATGAATTCGATATGGATAACGACACTGTTGATTGGAATACTTTAGGTGATGATGAAAAAACTGAATTTATACGTTCATATCATGGTGATAGTGAAACACCAATGATGGATTGGGATGAGGAAATTGATGACACGCCTGACTATGAAAATGACGAATTTAGAAGAGGAACTGATGATCAATACCTAATGTTCCCACCAGAAGAAGTTTATAAGGATTATATGGATGAAGATAACCCAAATATAGGTGGTGATGAGGATGATGATGAGTTATTGTTGGATGATGAGATGCCTTATTATGATGAGGATGAAAATGAAAATTATCCAGGAATGCATTCTGATTGGATGTCGGATTATATGGATAGAAAAAACCCAAGAATGATGCCACAACCAGCACCATCAAAACCTCAAACACAGCCAGGTCCAGATGTTAAACCAGGAAGACCAGATACAGATAAACCGTCTCCATCAAAAAAACCATTCACAGCTCCACCATTTATTAAACCAGGTGATGATCCAAATCCTAAAGCTTGGAGAGGTAAAAATATGGAAGATTATGGTACTAACGAAGGTACCGATTATATGGAAGATTATTCTGATGAAGATTACGATATCTGTCCTTCTTGTAAGGGTAAAGGTGGTGATAGAACAATTGGTTTTGGAGCCGTTCAAAAACCTTGTATCACATGTGCTGGTGAAGGAAGAGTACATAGACATGAAGAGAATTATGAGGTTGATGAACCTTATACCGAAAACCCAAGATTATTTGGTGATGGATCTAACACACTACCAAAAGGTATGGGATATAAATACCAATACAAAGAAAAATTTAGATTTCCGTTTGGCGGTGGTGATGTTGATTATATGTCAAATAATGACGATAATTTAGATCCAAGAACTAAAAGATTTAAATCAATGAGAAATCCAGCACCAGCACCATCAAAACCTCAAACACAGCCAGGTCCAGATGTTAAACCAGGAAGACCTGACACCGACAAACCAAGTCCGTCAAAAAAACCATTCACAGCTCCACCATTTATTAAACCAGGCGATGATCCAAATCCTAAAGCTTGGAGAGGTAAAAATAGAAACATGTACTAATGGCAAAGGAATTATATCTAATATACATCAATAAGATTGGATCTAACTTTAAAGGGGAGCACATTTTTGAGTTCCTTTTTTCTGATAGAACTGATATAGAATGGGATGAAAGTTGGTATCAATCCTCTGTTATTACAGAAAAAAACGATTTGACACCCGACCCAAGTTTTATTAAACTTGTTGGTGGATTAAAAACTGCTGAATTAGATTTAGAACTAATTCAAAATTCAGGGGTTTTTCAAATATATAACGCTGTTGAAGGCATTATTGCTTTGGGTTGGGAAAAACTAAACGATGAAGGGGACTATCCAGAAGAAAGGTTAGTTTTCAAATTCGGTGAAACACAAAAATCTGTTGAAGAAAAATTATACTCTTTAGATTTAGTGTTAAAATATGATGAAACAAAAGTAAAAAATGGCTAAAAAAAGATTAAGAGAAGAGGATGTTGAATTATCACCAGTCGAACAAAAAAAACAACTGGAATTAGAACTTAAAGCTTTAGAACAGAAGAAAAAAGACTTCCGTGATGGTGCACAAAAATCACAATCTATGGCCACAAACGCTAAGAAATTATCATCAATACCGTCTGGTTTGACAGATAGAGCAAAAAGCTTCGATCTAAGAATGAATAATGACATGAACCAAAAAAACACTGAAGAAGCTAAATATAACAGAGAGGAGATGAAAAAAGTCGACGCTCAAATCCAAGACATCAAAAACAAAATGGCTAATTTAAAAAACCCAATGGGAGGTCTAACTAAGGAAGATATTCGTAGAATGGTAGAAAACGAACAACCACCTATTATGACCAAAAGAGAATTGATAGAAAGTATTGCAAACCAATTATTAACAGAAGATATGCATAGAGATATAAAAAATAAAATAGATAGTGGTAACAACGACTATTCTGAACACTTAGATCCTGAAACAGTTAAGAGAATATCGAATGAAATCATGAACGATATTAAAGCTAACGTTGAGGCAAGAGGTGGTCGTGCAAACTTTGAGGGAGCACAAAGACTTGTAGCACAAGGTTTAACTGGAGCTATACAGAAAGAGGCACGTAATAAACCACAATTGGAAAGATTAGCGGTTAAATTAGTTTGTGAAGAATATAACATCCCTGAAGGAGTTGTAGATTTTGAGGCTTCTATAACAGGACACCCTGATTTAGGTGGTAGAGAAATACAAAAAACAGGTCTTAAAATGAGAAAAGGTAACAAAAGACCACCTCAAGGTAAAAGAGCTGAAGATCTTAAACCTAATGTTACTAAACGTAGGTTAATGAACGCCATGATGCATGGTGCAGCTCGTAAAGGACAAAACTTGTTCCATATGGCAACTGAGGAATTAAATCGTATTAATCCAAGTTTAGTTCAGGACTATACTAAATTAATGGCGGGTAACGATTTTATGTATTGGGCTTTAGATGACCAAACAATTGCACAAGAAAGTGAAAGTGGTACACACGCTGGACAGGTTAGAGTTTACATTCATGGTAATCCACCTCAAGAAGGTGGTAAACCAAAAATAGTTGCTGAAGGTATGACTTTCCCAATGTTATTACATGAATTAACTAAAGGTGTATTGGAATTAATTTCACAATGGGGTAGAGAAGCGGATAAAGAAACAAGAGATTATGTTGAAGACCAAACTGACAACCTTGAGGCAGAACCTTGGGATGTTCGTTTAGGTTCAAGAATTTGGGAGAAACTTTTGGAAGCGGTTGATATTGATGCATTACCATATAAATCACAAATATTTACAAGATTATCTTCATTACCACCAGCAGAATTTAACGCTATTGTTAGAGGTTTAATGAATGACAATGAAAGAGCTAAAGATAGAATTAACGATATTGTTCATGACATTGTAAGAGAAGCAAATTCTGAAGAACTTGAAAATGCTACAAGTAAATTCCGTGAACCTGAAGGTAATGATGATGACAGTGATGTGGCAACACCTGAAAGTGAAGACCAAGGTGAAGATGAAGAATTACAAAGACTTTTAGGTAACAAAAAAGAAGAACCTGAGGTTGATGACCCAAGAACATGGTCTAAACGTGAGCTTGAAAACGCAAGAGACGAGGCAATCGATGATGAAGATTGGAAAGCCGTAGGGTACTACCAAAATTTATTAGATAATAAACGTTAAAATATTATCACTTAGGACTGTGATAGTTATGAGAGGCGAAAGCCCTCTATTAAAAACCCACCTACTCGCTCCAGGTGGGTTTTTTATGCCTTATAACATTTAACAAGTATTCTTGATATTTATAAGTAAATAATATTACTTATATGTCAAACAACCAACAAAGTAAGGCTCAAAAATTGATGGAAATTGGTAAATGTATCAAAGATCCAACTTATGCTATTGAGAATTACCTTGAAACTTTTGACCAAACACAAAAAAGTTTCGTTAGATTTAAATTATTCCCTAAACAAAGGGAATTAATCAAGGCCTACAAAAATGAACGTTTTAATATTGTGATGAAACCGCGTCAAGCTGGTGTTTCCACAACAACTGCAGCATATATTGCGGTAATGACCGCATTAGCAGACCCAAATAACCCACAAAGGGTTCTTATTCTTGCCAATAAACAAGAAACTGCCATAGAATTCTTGAAAAAAGTTAAGGATTTTACGTCACAAATCCCTACATGGATGAATGTATGGACTAATGGCGATTCTTGGTTTGATCCTGAAAAGAATTCAGCTAAACACTATCGTCTAACAAATGGTTCAGAGGTTAAAGCCGTTGCAACATCTATGGATGCTTTACGTGGTTATACACCAACACTACTTGTAATGGACGAGGCAGCTTATATTGAAGGTGGTGAAGAAGTTTACTCTGCAGCACAACCAGCATTATCTACAGGTGGTAGGGCAATTTTAATTAGTACACCTAACGGTATGGATCCTCTATACTATAAAACTTATATTTCAGCAAAAACTAAAGAAAAGTCTAATAACCCATTCAATATAGTTGAAATGCGTTGGTTCCAAGACCCTCGTTACAACAAGGATATGAAATGGCAGAAGAAAAATGAAGCTGGTGAAGTTGTTGAAGAAATTATTGATATGAATTATGATAATTTCGAAAAATTAGAAGATGATGGTTGGGTACCTACAGCTCCTTGGTTCGAAATGATGTGTGGTCAGTTAAATAATAACCCAAGGACTATAGCGCAAGAGTTATTATGTGCCTTTAACGGTTCAGGTGATAACGTTATTGATAGTAAATATGTTGAATATCAAAAGAAAAATAACGTAATGGAACCAATTCGTAAGGAATGGTTGGACGGTAATATGTGGGTTTGGGAAGACCCTAAATTAGGGCATGAATACATTATTTCTGCTGACGCCGCTTCAGGTTCTGCAGATGACTTTGCTTCATTGTGTGTTTTTGACTTTACTACAGGTAATCAGGTTGCTGAATACCACGGTAAGATAGCACCAGATGTTTTGGGTGAGATAGCAGTTGAATATGGTAGTAAATATGAAGCATTTTGTGTTGTGGATATTACTGGTGGATGGGGAGCTAGTACTGTTTTAAAAATGATAGAATTAAATTATCCTACTAAAAGAATGTATTATGATGTTGTATTAGGTATTGATTCCGTTAATAACAATAAAACATTGGAGAAGCATATGAGGGACGGTAAACTACCAGGTCTAAACTTCCAAAAGAATAGAAACACAATTGTTACTAAATTAGAAGAGGCAGTTAGATTAAATTCATTTAAAGTTAGGTCTATCAGATCTATTGCTGAGATGGACACATTTGTATTTAAAAACGGTAGACCAGACCATATGAAAGGCTATCATGATGACTGTTTAAAATCAGATACTTTAATTAAAACGATTGATGGTTATAAAGAAATTAGCGATATTAAACCAGGTGAATTAGTTTTAACACATTTAGGTAATTATAAACCAGTTGAAAAAATATTAAGAAAACCATTTAATGGTGATTGGTATGATTTTAAATTTTCTGGACAAATAGGTGTTGGTATGTCATATAACCACCCATTATATTCTGCTGAACACACAAATAATAGAAATTCGGATAAAAAAAAGAGTGAAAGATCTTGGTTAATGCCCCAAGAATGGTTGGATAAAAAAAATAAATATAAAGACGGTAATTATCTACCAAGACAAATTTCAATTATAGAAAAATTAAAACCAAATGAAAATAAAACCATCTATTTTAATGATATTTTTGGCATTAAACATAGTATGGAACAAATAAAATTAAATCAAATATTATTAGACAGTAATTTTGCTAAATTTTTAGGGTTATTCCTAGCTGATGGTCATTCATTTAAAGAAAACAATAGAAACGGTAATAAATATGGTGTAATTTTCTCTTTTCATGAAAGAGATTTAGAGTTAATAGAAGAAATCAAAAGTTATGTAGAATCTTTTAATATTAGTGTAACTGTTACACACGATAAAACAAAATCTTATACTCTAAAGTTTAATAATAAATTAATTTGGGGTTTAATGAATAGTTGTTATGATGACAATAGAGAAAAGGTGTTACCGTATTATAGTAAACATTTAGGCCATGATTTAAAATATACTTTAGAATATTGGTTAAAAGGTGATGCGTGGAAACCTAAACGTGGTGATTATGATTATATAGGTTGTACCACTTCAAAAAAATTAGTATTATCTATGAGAGATATTACCTGGTCATTAGGTTATTATTCTCAAATAAGATTTGTTACTAGAAAAAGGTATGGTAAAACAACTAAAAACCAGTATTGGTTACATTTACGTAAAGATTGTAGGAAAACAGATAACCTAAAAAAAATATCTGATTTTGAGTATGGGACTAAAACCGTAAAAATAGAAAAATCGAATTACAATGGTTATGTGTATAATTTACAAGTATCTGATGACGAAAGTTTTGTGGCTAACGGTATTGTAGTACATAATTGTTTAATGGCGATAGCAATGTGTTGTTTTGTTAGTCAAACTTCCTTTAAAGATTTAGAAAAAAGTAAGGGTCAGGCTAAAGCGATGTTGGATTCTTGGGTTGTTTCTACCAATAGTGCTGAAACAATGTCAGAATTAAATATGACAGAATATTCGTCAATGATGAATAGAGAACGTTCATTACATACTCAACCAGCAACTTCTGAATATAATTGGTTATTTGCTGGTATGGTAGGATTTAAAGATAAAGAAAAAAATAAAAAAATTATAAATGGCAACAGGTAATAGAATTTCACAAAACAAACCATTCAATTGTGCACCTAACTATAGAAGGAGTGCCGGCCCTATAAGTTATAGTTGGTGTCCGACAGAGTTTGAAAAGAAAGGTGGTCGTAGTAACAATAGAAGTAGAATAACATGTCAAGACCAAATAGATAATATTGTAACATATGTCTACAATATACTACCTGATGGTAATCACTCGGCTTATGTAACTTGTGATTATGTACTTTAATTATTCACATTTATTACTAATGATTTACTTTTAGTATGGATATTTATTTCTAAATAACAAAGTTTTTTAAAAATTAATGATGGCTGACGAAAAAAATTTAACAATATATCAAAAACTGTATTATCTTTTTGGACAAAATAGAAAACCAGAAAGAGCAGCACCTACGTATAGTTTTGGTGATGGTGATTTAATTACCGCACAATCTAAACAAGATTATGATAAACAAAAATTAGAATTACAACAAAAAAACTATCTTGAAGCTAGTTGGGCTAGGGTAGATAATGAACTTTATCAAAAAGCAGTTTACTATGAAACTTCGAGAATTGCGTCTTATATGGACTATGAGGCAATGGAGTTTACACCAGAAATCTCTGCCGCATTGGATATTATGTCCGAGGAATCTTGTACCCCAAGTGAACAGGGAAAAATACTTACAATACAATCAAATTCTAAACGTGTTAAGAACGTGTTAGACGATTTATTTTATAATATTCTTGATATTCAAACTACATTGCCTATGTGGACACGTAATACGTGTAAATACGGTGATAACTTTGTGTTCTTGAAGATTGATGCTAAAAAAGGTATTATCGGTTCATCACAATTAACCAACATAGAGATTGAACGTAAGGAAGAAGGTATATTCCCAAACGCAAAAGAAGGTAATGCAAACCTACCTACAAAGAAAAAACAAGTAGTATTTCATTGGCGTGAAAAAAACATGGACTTTAATCCTTGGGAAATTGCACATTTCCGTTTATTAGGTGATGATAGAAGATTACCTTACGGAACTTCAGTTTTAGAAAAGGCAAGAAGAATTTGGAAACAAATACTTTTAGCTGAAGATGCTATGTTAGTATATCGTGTTGTTAGAGCTCCTGAAAGACGTGTGTTTAAAATTTATGTAGGTAATATTGATGATAAAGATGTTGACGCATACGTACAAAAAGTTGCAAACAAATTTAAAAGGTCACAACTTGTAGACCAAAAGTCTGGGCAAGTAGATTTAAGATATAATACGTTAGCTGTAGACCAAGATTATTTCGTTCCTGTTAGGGATCCAAATGCCCCAAGTCCTATAGAAACATTGGCTGGTGCTAGTAATCTTGACCAAATAGCTGATATTGAATATATACAGAACAAATTATTGACAGCACTTAGAATACCAAAACCTTTCCTTGGTTTTGATTCTGAAGTTGGTGACGGTAAAAACTTAGCTTTACTGGATATACGTTTTGCCAGAACTATTAACAGAATTCAACAATCAATGGTACAAGAACTTAATAAGTTAGCTATCATTCATTTATATATATTAGGATTTCACGATGATTTAAATAACTTCACATTAAACCTAACTAACCCATCTACACAAGGTGAAATGTTAAAGGTTGAACAATGGAAAGAAAAAGTTCTTCTTTACAAAGATTTAGTTAGTCAAGTTGATGGTGGTATTGCTCCTTCATCTCATACTTGGGCTAAGAAAAACATATTTAACTGGACTGAAGAAGAAATCAAAACAGATCTTGAACAACAAAGAATGGAGAGAGCCGCTTCTAAAGAGTTGGAAAATACCCCTGAAGTTATTAAGAAAACAGGTTTCTTTGATAGAGTAGATAAACTTTATGGTGAAATAGGAGGTCCTGAAAAAACAACTGCTGAAGGTACTGAAGGTGAAGCTGGCGGTGAAGCTGGTGGCTTTGGTGGAGGAGGAGGAGGCGGAAGCTTCGGAGGCGGTGGAAGTTTTGGTGGCGGTGGTCTCGACTTAGGTGGAGGCGGTTTTGGTGAAGAAGGTGGTGAAGGTGGTGAAGGTGGTGAAGAAGCTGCTTTAGGTGGTGAAGGTGGTAATGAAACAAACGTTAATGCAGAAGCAGGTGGTGAATTTGGTGAAAGTTTCCGTTATAAAGACAAAAGTATAATTGATAAACTTTTATTAGAGGGTATACGTAAAAACGAAGACATCATGATGATGACTGAAGGTATTAAACATTTAATCGGTGAGGATGATGAAAATCAACCAGAAGATGATGAAGATTTAGAACTATTACAATAATGATAATATTTATATAGTAAACTAATTATGGATTTCGGAACAATAAAAAATATATACGCAAAATTCTTAATAAATTCGTACATTAACGAAAGTAAAAAGGATAATAATAAAAAAGTATACACTAATTTCATCAAAAATATTGCTGAAAGTTCTATTTTAAGAACTCAATTCGTTGTTTATAAAAACATTGAAAATGGTTATTTTGATTCCGAAATTAGTGCTGTAGAATACCTAAAAGAAAATATTTCTCTTTTTGATAAATTCAATAAAAAGAATATCATAAAAGAAAATGAAAATCTTTATAAAAAAATGCCAAATTCTTATAAAGGTAATTATGAAGTTAAAGATATTCATGAAGCTTTAAACAATCTAATTACTTTAGAAAAGAAAGCTGAAACAATAAATACGTTACATACATCTTTCGAAACATTGAAAAAATGGTTAACAACACCTAAAACAATTACTGAAACAACAAAAAAACCTAAGGTTGATGCTAATAAGTTTTTAGAAATTGTAACCAAGAAATATAATGAAAAATATTCAAATATTTCCGAAGAAGAAAAAAGAGTTATTAAAACAATCCTGTCAGATAGTGATATTGAAAAAGAAGGGTTATTAAAAGATATGGTTAAAGAAGCCATAGTATTGATTAATAAGTCATTAAAACACTATGGTGAGAACTTAGAAATTAAAGGTAAGTTGTTGGAGGCCAAAGATGTTATTTACAACTTAGAGTTTAATAAAGAAACTTTTAAAGATGATATCATGAAAGTTTACGGTTTAAAAAATAATCTAAATTAATAACAACAATTAAATAGTTTTTCAAAATGATTAAAACGGAATCAGAAAATTTAAAAAAGTTACGTGAGGTAATTAAAGAGATTGAGTTACAAAAATTTGATTTTGATAACGACCACGATTATGAAAGGTTAACTGAGAGTATTGATAATTTAATTCATGATGAAATGGGAAAAATAAATTCTGAAACAAATAAAGAATGTAAGTTAAAATCATATGAAGCTTTATTCACATCAATAATCGCACTAATAGAAGGTAGTAAACATTTAATTTAGCTATGACACAACAAAACGAAGAAAATTTCAAAGTATTATGGGCTGAGTATTCAAAACTTGTCCTTAAAGAACTTGATCGTTTAAATAATAATTATGAATCATTAAGAGAAAACATAGAAGATAAATTTAAAGATATTAACGAAAAGTTAGGTGATGTAAAAACAACTGAAAAGTCTGTACAGGAGATTAAAGTTTGGCAAGAAAAGGTAAATGAAATTTGGTCACCTACTCAAATGAAAGAGGCCAAAAATGAAGTTTACAAACAAAAAAATCGATGGACGGCAACAATAGCTATTATATTGTTTATACAAATAATAGTCGGTATACTATACTCATTAAGAGCATTTTTATAACAAAGACCCCACTAAAAAGTGGGGTTTTTTATTTTATAGCTGTTTTCAAAATCAAAATAATTCATTATACTTTATCTATATAATAAAATTCTAAATAAACAATTAAATATGAATAAAATTTTTTTAGAGTACATCTGGTTGGATGGAAACAACCCGCAGACATTGCGAAGTAAAACAAAGGTTGTCGATAAAGAAGGTGAGGTATTTTATTCACCTGAAGACATTAAATCTTACCCACATTGGAGTTTTGACGGTAGTTCGACTAAACAGGCAGGAGGTAAAGAATATGGTTTCGAAGGTACCGATTGTGTTTTAAAGCCAGTCTATGTAGCAGAAGACCCATTCAGAGGTGGTAATTGTAAATTAGTTCTTTGTGAAGTTTATAACCCTGATGGTATAACACCTCACAAATCTAACACCAGACAAAAACTAAAAGAACTGGTAAACGAACTTAAATTT